GTCCAGAGCGGGGCAAGTTACGCTGACACAAACAATTACGCTCTCAATACTGGTAGTCCAAGAATTGGTGCAGCATTTAACAACACTGTCTCTGTAAATGGCTACATCGACGATTTCCGCATTTCCCGATTTGCTCGCTACGTTTCCAATTTCACGCCTCCCACAGCAGCATTGCCAACAGCCGCATCATCCACGGTGGCCGACCCTTACTACAATTACACATCGCTCCTGCTGCACATGGATGGCACGAATACATCGACAAACTTTGTGGATTCTGGGCCGAATGCTTTCACGCTAACAAGGTATGGAACAGCGGCAGTCAGCACGACTCAGAGTAAGTATGGTGGAGCATCAGCCTATTTCGACGGCAGTGGGGCCAAACTGGGATTAAACTCAACTGCAATTGATTTTGGGACAGGGGACTTTACAGCAGAATGCTGGTTGTACCTGATTTCAACGCCAACTGGAGCATATGCTCATGTCATGGGGAAGCAAGTCGGTGGTGTAAGTGCTTCATGGATTTTGTATCTCAACACTTCGAGAGTACTCTTGTTTGGATGGAATAACACAAACCAATCAATTCAGTCTCCATCGGCCTTAAACCTTTCTCAATGGTATCATCTAGCAATCTCAAGAACTGGCTCGACGATTAGGATGTTTATTGACGGCACTCAAGTCGCATCAACCACGATTAGCTACACGTTTTCTTCATCCACTGAATTTACGGTTGGGGCAGCGTCAAATGACTACACGCCTGCTCGCCTAAACGCTTATATCGACGACCTCCGCATCACCAAATACGCTCGATACACATCAGCATTTGCGCCACCAACAACTGCATTCCCGAACGCATAAGGAGCAAACACATGCAATATTGCCAAGTCAGTCCGAACGGTATCTCCAGCCCACAGTGGCTACCACAGTCATTCACGACTGTATCCAATTTCAACGCCCTCGACGATGCGAGTTTAGCCACATACGGCTATTACCCATACACTCCATCGCCCATACCATCGTACAACCCTGCAACGCAGCGACTTGATCAGCATTACTCAGTCAACGGCTTTACCGTGACCGACATATATATTGTCGTCGATCTAACAGCCGAAGAACAGCAGGCTTATGTAATTCAAAGGCTCACCGAGATCGGCAACGGAATCGGCTCATTTCTTGACCAAGCAGTGTCCGTAAAGCAATACGATTCCATCCTTTCAGCCACAAGCTGGACACTGAGCAACATCACGACCTACAAGTCTGAAGGTGATGCCGCAATCGCTTACAGGGACTCAATCTGGAGCTTGTTTTACAACATGGTGCAGGCTGTTCAGGCGGGTACTCAGGCACTTCCAACCGTGGGCGAATTCTTTGCATCCCTGCCACCGCTCTGGCCTATCAATAACGGCAACGGAACATCCAACGGAACAGCTAACGGGCCAATCTGATGACCTTCAGCACTGCCGCCAAGAACTTTGTCTTTCTCATCACAGTTGCAATCTTGTTGCTGATTGTTGATCTGATCAAGTGGCAGTCTGGCGGCGTGACATGGTCGGAAGCGATCTGGAAAGTGAATCAGCACAGTCTTAGCTTTGCTCTCGGAGTGGGAATCGTTCTAGGACATTGTTTTACAGTACCAAGGGGGATCAATAAATGACCGGACGCGAATTACTCGACTGGCTCAGGGGCAAACCCAAGCCAACCCCTGAAGAACTGGCTCAGCGAGCAGCACGGCAAAATGCAATACAGCGTTACGCTTCGGACAGCAGGCGACATGCTCAACTGGTCACCCAGCTTGTCAGCGCTCACGCCCCTGTACTGCAAAACTACCTGGACGATCCGAATTACAAATGGAATCCATCCGCGATACCAGTGCCACCAAATCCAAGGCCGATCTAATGCCGCCAGTCGTCAATTACACCTACGCAGCACGCTTGGAACGCATCATTGACGGTGATACGGCAGTCTTGATGATTGAATTAGGTTTTGACGTGCGAACACGGCAGCATGTGAGGTTTAGGGGTTACAACGCTCCAGAGATGAACAAGACGCACGCCACAGAAGGAATTAGGGCTAAGGCTGAACTAGAGATGCTGCTTTCGGGTAAACAATTAGTGGTGACAACGACACAGAGCTTTCAACAGACATTCGCCAGATACTTGGCCGACGTGTATGTGATCCACCAGACCGGCATCGAATCAGTCTCAGAACACATGATCAAATCAGGATTCAACGTAAAACAAGGGGATTGATATGACACCAAATTGGATTGGCCAAATCAATGCGATACAAGCCAGAGCGATCATCATACGGATGGCTCTGGTGGGTACGGTTTCGGCCTTGGGTGTACTTAGTCAACACCTTGATTCCATTGTTGCGACCACCAGCCCATTGGGCATGGCTTTGGCGTTTGGGATTGCCCAAGCGATTTACTATTTAAACTCTGGCCAAACGCCACCAGAACCAAAGGTCTAATAGCATGCGGATCGAAGAGATTGTGAATCCAGATTATGGTTGGATTGTGCCTGTGGCCCAAGTCGTCACAGATAAAGCGGTGCAAGGCAGTTCGATTGATCCGTCCATCCCGCAAACGATGTATGCCACCGCAGCAATCATCTACGCCATCGCAGCTTACCGCAGGTCTCTGAGAGACCCGAAGAAGTGAGCAGTCTCCCCGCCTACCGTCTCACCGTCGAGATGACAGGCGAGACGGTTTTCATTCCTCAGTCCCAAGAAGGGTAAGGTGATCCTTGTTCGCAGAGTACATCGTTCTTGCAGCTCAATCCTGTCAGTCTGGCCAGTGTCCAAAGCAGACAGTGACCACAACGACCACCACAGTCGAGCAAAAAGAGGTCAAGGTTCAGTTTCGGCCTCCCCGACCAATCAACGGCAAGCCGCGACCACCAAGATTCCTCTTGGCCAAACCTCGCGGCTTATTCAGCCCCAAAGCAATTTACATTTATGAAGTGGAAGCCAGCAAATGATCAGTAAGATCATCATCCGCCTGTTAACTCCAATAATCGTGGAAGTGATCCGCGAGCTGCTCTCCAAGCTGGCCAACGGCGAACTGGTGAGCATCGACGAGACCAGCGTGAAATCGGCCATGAATCAGCGTGAAGAGTCGATTCAGTCGCAGCTTAAATCTGTTCAATGGGAGGTCGGCCTGTGATCGGACTTCTGATCGCAGTTCTACTGGCTCAACAGCCTGTTCCCTCGACTCTGGTTCCGCCAGCAGTCGAGGAACGGGTGGTGTTTAGTCATGCTGGATTTACCTACTTTGTGGGCAAGTCCAGTGGAAGTGTCATCGCCATCGAACAGGGTGGTGTTCGACCTGTTCCGCCACCAGTCCCTGATGAGGATGAAAAGCCTCAGCCGGTCAGTGGTATCAAGTGGTTTTCGGTTGTTGTGGATGAATCCAAACCGGAGCAACAAGCATGGCGAACCGATCCAGAGATTCGCAAGGCGCTGGAATCCCGTGGAATCCAGTTCAGAACGTACATCGCAGGGGAAGTGGACATAGATCGACTAGGGTTTCAGCAAACCGTTGGTCAGATCGGTTTACCGACCGTCATCTTGCAGGATCAGGCAGGAAAGATCGTCAAGTCTACGAGTCCCAAGACCAAGGATGACATCATCCAGCTCGTGGAGGTGATCAAGTGATTGAACTTCAGTCGTGGGTCACTCCAGATGGCGAAACGAGATACTTGGGAAACCATGAATCCACTTTCAAGCTAGCCACTGGTAAGCAACTCCCAGATATTCCCGAAAGCGAATGGCGTGAATTTGACCTGAGAACAGACGAGAAGTATCCGGTCAAAGTAAAAGACCAGAACGGCAAAGGGGCTTGCAATGGCCATGCAGCGGCAAGCAGTTTGGAAATCGCTCGGTTCGTTTCTGGTGCTGCTTATGTCCCTCTTAGCCCTTGGCTTGTGTATGCTGACTTGTGCAATGGTTGGGACGTTGGATCGAATATTGCAGAAGCTCTTGTCTACCTTGAAAACAAAGGGACTTGCTCTGAGCCACTGGTTCCGTATGCGACAATTAATCCTTCACGAATTCCTCAGTCGGCCAGAGATGACGCCAAGCGGTTCAAGGTTGAGATCGGATACAGACTCAACACATTCAACGATTTATGTATTGCCGCACAGCTCCGAATGCCATTTAACTTTTCTGTCCCAGTCAACTCTAATTTCAACACGCTCGACAAAGATGGTGTCCCAGGCAACCGAGCTGGCTCCCACAATCATGCTGTGACAGGTGGCATGGGCATGAAGCGAATGTCCAACGGCAAATGGGCGATTTTGATGCAAAACTCGTGGGGAACCCGCTGGGGCTGGAATGGATACTGCTGGATCATAGATCGTAATGTGGCCGGAACTAGCTGGGATGCTTATTGCGTCAGTGCCACCGTGGCCGATCCAAATAACTTACCACCTGTTATCAGAGGATAAAAAATGTCTGAATCTGTCGTTTCCATTCAGGACCACCAAAAGACAATCGGTCAGTTGATGCGGTTAAAAGCGAAACTGCAAACGGCTGAATCCGAACGCGACGCGGCGATCTCTGCCAAGCAGGCCAGAGACAAGGAATATGAGCTGATTGCTCAGGAATTCCAATCGGTCAAGGCTGTCGCAGACCGACCCGCAAAGATTCAAGATGAACTTATGCAGGAGCTGGAAGGCTTTCGGCGACAAACCAAGCTGACCGCCCTGCAAACCGCACTGGACGCCACCGGCAAGGTCCGTAAGGGCGTCAAGTTTGAACAGGTCGCAAGGCTCAAAGGTTTGGACTTGGATCAGCTCACGGTAGAGCAGATTCAGGATTCAGCTTTTGTGGGTGACCTGATGCAATGGGCTGAAACGGAAGCGCCCTTTCTTCTGGGAGTTGACGAGCCGGCAACGGTTGCAGTTGCAGATCCAGAAGAGGCCACTGGAAGGCCAAGTCTGTCGCAGAATGTGGCACGTCGATTACCGACGTTCCAATCTGCGTCAGGGGGTGGAACCCCACCGCCAGGTGAGATCCCGAATTCAACCGCTCGGTTGCGTGATCCGGCTGATGCTCGTAGACGGATGCTAGAGGCTCGCGCAGAAGCCAGACCGGCTTACTGACGCAAATCTTGAAGGAGATTTCACTTGCCCAATTCAATCGACTCGTTTTTCAGTGCAATGGCCGCAGCATTTACGGATGCAAACAAGGCCCTTGCTCCGCAGTCCGTGTTCCTGACTGGGGACAATGGCAACCCGATTATCTATACCGATGTCCGTAGTGAGCCACAAGCTCAATACAAAACGGTAACGCTCCAAGTGCCAAACACACCAGGAGACGCCGTCAACGCCATCACCACAGCGCCCACAGCGGCCAACTTGGTGGCCGATGCGACAACTGTCCAGCTCGACTTCATGCCAGCCTGGGGCTTTGTGCTTACCAGTCTGGAAGAGCTGACTGTGATGTCGCCTCAGCAACTTCGAACCGCCTATGTGGACGAAGCCATCAAAAAGATTGCTCGTGCTGCTAACAAGAAGATTGCGGATCTGTTCGTTGTGGCCAACTACAACACAGCAGGCAATCTGACAGGCACAGCCGGGAACGGTGTTCAACTCTCTGAGTTCACCAAGATGTATGGCACTTTGGGCAGTCGTGATGTTCCAGTCGATGATGCTGGAAACATGTTCTTTGTCGCTCACACCGACATTTACAGCGGCCTGCTTAATGATGAGAAGTGGCGTAATGCGGCCATCGTGGGCGATGCCAGAGCGACCAACCAATTCCGGTCTGGTGTTCTGCCTCTCACTTACGGTGCTTTGCCACTTCGTGATAACCAAGTGCCATCACCAACCACGGGCAATTACAACTCGATCTACATGCACCGTAACGCGGCTGCTCTGGTGACGGCTCCCCTGCCTGCACCTCCAGCCACTGTGGATTACATGTACAACAGCTACGGTCCTTTGCAAATCCTGACGACTATCAAGTATGTGGCCGACCAGCCACGTTTGGAACTCTGGTTCCATGCTCTGATGGGTGTTACCAAGTTCCGCAAGGATCACGCTGTTATTCACACTTCCGTCAAAGCTGTCTAAGGATTAACTGATGCTCTCATCGCGTCCATACGTCTCCTATGCGGATGTAAAAGCCATTTGCCCATACCTTGACCAGTTGCCCAGCGATGATGAATTTCTGACGCAACGTGTTGCGGCTCGGCGATGGCTGGACGCGGCGATTGCAAAAAACATGGGCGTAACCTGCTGGGGTGAAGTCTGTATTGACGACAACGTCACGCGGGTCTGTGCCTATCGTGCGGCCAGTGAAATTCTGGCGATGCAAATCACGCCGACAGTCGAGCAAAACGCTTACGAAAAGATGTCGGCCAAGTTTGAACGCATGGCGGAAAGCGAGATATCAACGCTTGTTCTCCGCATGCGTCCAAACCACCTTCCAGATACAACGATTCTCATCAATCTAGGCGTTTCAAGAAGAGGCAGATATGAATAAGTACCCAATCAAGAAACCAGCTCCAAAACCACCTGCCAAACCTATGCCCAAAGGCAAAGGCAAGCCCAAGTATTGCTAAGGACTGATCACAATGCCACTACCGTTCAAATCTGTTCTTGCTCCCGGAAGTCTGCCCATATCGTTTCTCGTCAGGGATGTCGAGCCAAAGGATGATATGCGGTGGATTCTGGCGTCATCTTCAGATCGGCAACGGTTTTGGACATTGGTGGGATCAGTCGCGCAGGAAGTCAAACAACGCGAACTTGCTGCGGGCCTTGATTATGCCGGGCGAAAGCTCAGGCCAGTCAAGGTCCGTAAATTGAAATACAAATCAGGCCGACCACTCGACGGCGAACCGCTCATGCCTCACAGGGCATTGGCCAGAACTCGCAGGCTTTTACGTTATATCGTGCAACGCTCACAGGTGACCTTTTATTGGGCGATGAATTGGGGCCGAATACTTGACTACCACAGACGCGGGGCCGTGATCATGCGTGGTGGTAAGGCAGTAGGAAGGCTACCCGTGCGGAATGTGTTTGGGATCTCGCCAAAAGGTCAGCAAGAGATTGCCATGCGTGCCAAACAGCTTTGGTTATCAGGACAGGAGCACAAAGCGCCACCGCATCCACTGATGAAGCCAGAGGGCGTGAACGTGGCGATACCATTTGATCCGGCGATGCGAAGACCGAAAACGGTCGAGGATTGGTTAGCGTTGGGAGTTAAGGCATCTCGATCAACCGCTAAGACACGCACAGTAAACCCAGAGACCGGCATACCAGGCGTGAAGTCATCGGATATCTATATTCATACAAACTGGAAAGGCTGGCGGCCATGATATCAGGTTTTGTGGAAGGAACATTTGACGGAACGCACGCGTTTGTTGCCAGCCTTTCCACGGTTGAGAATTATGTTGGTTCACTCATGCAATCGTGGGCAAACACCCTGGTTGAAGATAATCGAAAAGGGGTTTTGGCTGGCAAGGACAAGGACGACAACTCAGTCACGGCTACCATTTACCGAAACAGTTTTTCACAGGCTGGTTATGATCGGCCTACATACGTCAAGTTTGTGCCAAATCCATTTGGACCAGTGGACTGGAAAACAAATGTAACAGGCGCTAAAGAGCCGGGTTATAAGTCTGGATCTGGAGCAAACCTATCAACAAAGCAGTATCAAGCCTTGTCTGGTCCTCCATTGGCTCCGCGTGGCATGGCGTCACGAATTATCAGCAACTACACCGTAAAAGCGGTAGATAGCACAGGCGGAGAATTTGGAGTTGAAGGCGGCTGGGATGACGTTGTAAGTAAAAAAGGTGTTGAGTTCTTACCGTTCCACTTCTCCGGCAACGTAGTCGCAACAACTTCCGGCCCACTCTTTGGCGTGATTGGTGTTGGTCGAGGCAAGAACCTTGCAAGACGCAACATGGCAGGATTAAGAGCTTGGGGACGCACCAGAGCACGCACAGACCTTCAAAAATGGATTCAGGAAGTCATGGATAAACAGTACGAATATTTTACCGAAGCGGGCCACATTCCCGACTTCATCGGCAAGACAAAAAAGAAGAGGAAACCGCGTGCCAATCCCTGATAAGACCTCAACACTTCCGCTCGACAAATCGCCTGAACTGCATGTCTATGAAGCGGTGATTGCCAGAGTCACAGATGATCCGGTTCTATCCGCAGTCATCAAATCATTCCACCACACACCCTTCAACTTTGCTCCCGTGCCGGTCCAGAAACTTCCAGCCATGCGAATCGAAGCTGGCGCCGGATCCGTGATGAGTGAAACACTCAGTCGCGATGAAAATACAATTCAAATCGGGTTTGTACTGGAAGTCTCACAAGGCTATCACGGCGACTTGATGAACCTGTGGTCAGCTCTCCGCAAGTGTATCAGTGTTCACAATGATGACTGGATGGCTCTGGCCTTGGATGGTGTCCCAGGCACGATGTACAAGGCGATGAACTGGACACAAGCGGCCATCACATACAACCCAAACTTAGACACACGGACGTTGGTTTCTACGGCGGTACTGTCGGTATCACTCGCAATTAGAGAGGTCTGAAAACGTGCAACAATTCGTGCGAATCACAGTCGAAAAAGATAGGACCACCACAACTCCTCCAACGGGAGGCTACAACAGTGGCCCAAAGGTCAACCCAACTCTCAACACGGATTATATCTGGGTTGACTACGGGACGCAAACGCCCACCATCACGCAGACGTTCACACCGTGGAACATTCAGTCTGTTGTCCCTAAGCGTGGCCTGACGAGCCGACTATCAGGCTCAGAACAATACAAGATCGCTGGGACCATCAACACGGTTCTCTATCACGAGCAAGCCCCGTTCTGGAAAAAGGCTGTTCTGGAACCCACGTTTGACCCCACATCTTTCGTGCAGGATCTGCCCAGCTACTGTATTGATCGTGTGGTGATTGGCAACGGAGGTATCGTCTGGAAAGATCGTTTCACAGGCGTCAAGTTCAGCGGAGCCACCGTGACAGGCTCCAACGATGGTGGCAAAGCGCCAGTCTCGATTCAGGCCAATTTTATTGGCTCGACTCGGATTGACTTACCTGACCCACAACTTTTCCCCGGTGGCACAACAGCCGTTCCCAAGCCCGGCACGCTCGAACTGCCAGTCAAGCCGTATCGCTGGAACAAGTCCACGTTGACGCTTGGCACGGGCGCAACGGCTGCAAACTTGGATTCGATCATTCGTTCATGGACGATCGACATCAAACACATGCTGACTGAACGCATGAATAAGGGCGCAACGGTCAACGCTATGGCGCACCATGGCTGGACGCCCACACTTGCGGCAGTCTGGGATGTGGATTCATGGGACTTCAAAACGCGGTATTTGAACATCATCAACGGAATGGCCTCAGTTCAGTACCCAGAATCCAACCTGGTGCTCTCAGACCTGACAAGCACAGGAACATTAACCTTCAAGTGGATCAATCTGGTTTTGACCACACTGACGGACAACTTCCCAGTCAACGACTTTCTCACGCAGAATGCACAGTTGACACCGCACTTTGATTCCACAGCCGCAAATCTTGATCTGACCGTTGCGCACGTGGTCGGCACAACACCAACAGCACCGTAATCAATTTGCTAGGGAATCAAACCTATGGCTGATGAAAAGATTCGCCTGGTCCTGTCCACCGATGGTGTACAGGACATAAAGGCTTTAGAGCAACGATTCGAAGAATTGGCCCAAGCTATGGGCCTGTCTGATTATGCGTTTGAGAATGTCACGGATAAAGCGGAAAAAACAAAGAAGAAAGTCAAAGAGCTTGACGACACTCTAGGCGAAGCAGCAGGCGAAAAAACGGGCAAGGGCCGTGGTCTTGGCGGTTTTGCATACGCTATGCAGGACTTGGCGCAAGGTGGATTTCCTGCAATTTTAAATAATGTGCAGCAACTAGTTACGGGAGTCGGACTAGGTGCCGGTCTGGCTGGAGCTTTACAACTTGCAGGCGTAGGGATTTTTGTATTTGGTGAAAAGCTCATCAAACTATCAGGAATCATAGATGAGTCAGTCAAGCCAAAGTTAGGTGAGGTTTCTGACGAACTGATTCGGCAAACAGCCGAAGTAAAAAGGTTAAAAGAAGAGTACGACAAACTAATTGAATCAGAGGACACTTCGTTTGCAAACCGTAGCAAACTGCGGAACGTCACTGAAGATTTGGCCGATGCTGAAAAGCGTTTGGCTGACGAAAAAGCAGCTCAGAAGGCAGGAAAAGAAGCAGACGAAAACGTTGGCATGATTGAAGCCGAAAGAGTAAAGAAACAGCAGGAATCTTTTAAAGAGAAGTATGTTGATACTGGAGAGTTGAAGAATCTCAAAAAGGAAATGCTCAGCAACTTGTCCAAGCAACAGCCGCAATTTTCAGAGGATGAAGCGGCTCTGGCTGGATTAAAGATGAGCGACGAATTCACTATGCGTAATGCTGGCAAGAGTGGAAAAGCTCGTGAAGACGCAGCGAGAGACATGCTGGCAGTTGCTAAACCTTATGAGCGAGAAAGGTACATACAACAAGGCAAAGCGACAGCGATGGCCGCAACGGACAAGGAGCAACAAGAGACCGTTAATGACATTTTAGCTCGCATGCAGAACGCCAAAACCATTGATGATATCAACAAGGCTTATCAGGATATGGCCGCAATCGTTCCTGAGCAAGCGGCTCAGTTGCGAGATTACCACATCCAGAAACTACAGTCTGATGAGGCTGACAAAGCTGTAGAAGACTCAATCGAGAAAATGAAAGAGTCGCGAATCGTTAGAGAAAAAAAGGCTGCGGCACAGACTCAAGCCTTTGCCCGAATGGGTCGCATGTTAGCAACTGGCCAACGAGTTGAAGAAGCAGCAGAGAAAAAGGCTGAACGTGATGACAAAGCAAACGAGAAACTAGCTGAACGAGAAGAGAAAAAACGCGTAGAAATCCGCGATCGAGCAATGGATCGCATGGGCGTCACTCCAGAAGGTTTGGCCGTCCAACGCCAGAACGCTGCTGTTGGGACCAGTCGATCCGCTCAGGTGGCCAGACAAAACACAGGTCAGCAGCAAGAACAGGCACTGCTTGCTAAATTCCAGAATGATGGCATGACCGCAGAGCAGGCCAAGAAAACAACGGAAGAAATCAAGGAGATCGGCACAGATATTGTTCGTACCATGATGAGAACTGGCGAAATGGATTTAACCATGTTCAAGCAATTGCAACTGACGGCCCGTGGTCAAGAGATGAGCCGGTTGCGTGCTATGCAGGAGATGCAAGCAGGAAATCGCAAACCGGGCTTCCAAGGCGGCATGCGGTCCAATTAAGTAGAGGTGTTCATGCTCCGCGACGTACAACTTTGGATCGACGGCAAATACATCGACTTGAACGCCAATAACATCCGCATGGAATCTTTGATTCCATGGATCAAGGATGAAATTCCCAGCCTTCACTTCACGCAGGAATCCACGTTCCCGATCGCTCTGGATCCGTGGATCAACAAAACCGTAGCTCTATTCTTCGATGATGGCAAGATTGATGCGGCACACGGCTACACGCCACCAGGCCCCACAACCACCTATTCCACGTTCCCTGACCAGCCATGGTGGAAACTGGTCTTTCTGGGCCAGATGACACGCCGTGTGAACAGCCTGGGCAATCATGGATGGTCGTATGGTTATGAGGCGCTAGGAGCTGACTATCTCGCGACTCAGTGGCCAGTGGTCTCTCCGTTTGATGGCACAGGGCAAGCACAATTCAATTTGGCCACAACAGACACGATGTATGATCCGACCTACGCGGATCTCAATTTGGCCGAGATGATTTTGCTCGTCTTGGAAGAATACACAACCGCAAAACACTTTGACGAGCTGGCAAATCTGACGACAGAAGAAACCGACCCTGATCCACGCAACATCGCGTTTGGTTTCGGCAAGTATTATCTCGACACCACGCAAACCACACCGATTTACAAGATTGATGAGCGTACCCGAAACGACCTGATCGGTGATCCCTATCTATCGGCCATGATCGCACCCAAGCCGGTCCTGTTTGGTGGTGATGACCTCTTGCAAGGGATTCGCAACATCCTGCAAGCTGCGGCTCCGAATCACACCATGTGGGTCGAGCCAGTTCTGGAGCAACCGCAGGGCGCTGGCGATTATGACGGCAAGAGACTGTACGGAATACTCCGATTCCGAAACGCGGCCACACGGATCACTCCAATCTCATTAGGCATGCACACCGACCCAGCTCCACAGGTCCAGCGCAACTACTCCAACAGCTTTTCCCGTGTGGTCGTTCGTGGTGGGCCAAACGTCAAGCCAATGGAGCTGTCACTAAACAAAGGCGAAATCTCTGAAGACTTTGCCATCAAGCCTTGGTTCACATCGAATCAGGACGCCAAGTCCAAGTGGAAGCTCTCCGTCACTTATGCGGGTGTTCCACGTTCTGTGGAAGGCACTTGTCTATGCAGGCGACCAAGAACCACGTCCAGCCCCAACGAAGTTTCGCCTACGCTTCCTGATCCTGCATTCCCTGAAGATCCCAGCAAAACGATCCCGAATCCTGATTACATTGCTGACATCACGGACCCCAAGCTCACCAGCCCGGCCTTCCTGCTCTTTACGCCTGTGACAGCACTTGCACCACCTGCCAACAGCGTGATCCCCGGCGCAGCTGCGGAACGTTCGCTTGAATGGGATGAAGGCGTTTGGGGCCAGAACTCCAATGAGTATGGCGGCAAGGTTTCAGCCACACGCCTGACGCAACCTAATAATCAATGGGTGAGCACCGCGTCAATTAGTATTGTTGACAACACAAAGATCGAGGGCGGTCGATGCTATCTGGTCCTATCCACTCCGCTCACGAACACAGATTTTACCAAGGCCACACTGACCGCGACCCGTTGGCCGGGCATGCTCACCTGGCGTCGATACAAAATCAACGCCAAGATGCCAGACGGAACAGGTGTTGCCAAACGTGTTCAGCCTGCTTTCCCTGCCAAGGTTACATGGAAAACGCTTGTGGATGGTGTAGAGGTTGAGGTTGCAGTAACGCAAACGGCACTGGCCAGAGTCACCGTTGGTGCTCAGTCTTCGACGATTGGATTTCAGGTCGATCGCAAGACCGAAGATATTATCTTTGATCGAGCTGTGGTGACTGTGTTTGGAAATTCCCTCAACTTGGAAGTGGGTGGAGCTGACGTATCAGGCCAACCCACAGAAATTCGCGTTTTACTACCAGTCTCAGGAAACGCACTCGAAGCACCAGCGCCTGCAGATTTGGAAACACCGAATTCCAATGATCCGCTCAACCCGATCCTGACTCCTCAGTATCGCGGCACAAGTTTCACGGTGGACGGCTTAAAACGCACTCGCTATATCAATAACCGCGACTGGGTGGACGTGATTGATAAGCCTGTCATGTATCAGTGGGCTACACAACAGCTCGAAAACAATATGGATACGATCATCGAAGGATCGGCTACCAGGCTGGATGTCAGTGTGATCATCGGAAGCGGATATTATGTGACCTGGTCCGATCCAGCCTGGGACACAACCGCAGTTCAGAAGTTTGATTTCCTGACGACCGATGTTCGAGGCTGCACCATTCGTTGGAGCCACGGCAACGGTGACGTACCTGTGATGACAGAATATCAGCTCTCCAATCGTCGAAACCCATATGCTGATCAATCGGCCATCGTGTTTCATCCGTGCATGTATCCGTCTTCACCACGCGAAGAACAGCGAACCGATTACTTTGACCCGATTGACGCACTGCCACGAGCCAACACCAACGCGATCGAAGATAAACGAGCGATGGATCTGGCAACCAAGACCTTTGATGTGGACCCGAACGAGGCTGGCCGGTTGCGTAACGCCGGTTTAGGGTTCACCCAGACTGCGGAGCAGCTCGGAGCGGAAGCGGTCTCCATGGGTGCTGACATGGCTCGCAACGCACAGCAGAACGCCATTGAAGCGGCGGCAACGGGTACACTGGATGGTGACGGTCAAGGCTCGTCCAACAACTTCCACACCGCAGCGGGTGACATTGAAACTGGATATGGGCTGGACGGCAGAAACTACAACGCGAATCAAGGACAGTAAGAATGATCCACCTGAAACGAACTCGTCACTTCCTTGATCGCTCATTCCAAGAGGATGCTGGCGAATTCGCGACCCGTGATGCTGCGGAAGCGTATGTGGCCAAGTGCGATTCCGTGACCTACGTTTGTGACGAGAACGAACTGGGACGGCCTGTGTTTCTCTTTGTGGAAGAAAAGAAAGAGGTGAAGAGTGGCAAACCTAAACGAAGCCTACCGACGACTGATGGAAATGGAACGCCGGATGGCGGATCTGGAATATAAAAACGCCAATCTGCAAGCCTTTGTAGTATCGCTCCAAACGCCAATCTATCAACCGCCTCCACCAGCGCAAGCAGATTAAACTATGAATGAATTCTGGCGACGATTGATCGAAATGGAACGCCGTCAAGACCGGGCCAATCACATGATGGCCCGGTCTTCTGAGCAGATTGAGCAGGCGAAAGTTGATAATTATAAGGGCGGGATTTTTTCGCCGATCCAGAATGTAGGGAATTTACAGCCGGGATATGGAGTGATTGGGACTTATCCATTTGGTTTTGATGGGTTATGGGTTTCTGCTGATTTTGAGTCAAGCGAGCCAGCATTTACAGGGCCAAGCCCATCAACAGCTCAATCGCGACGATGTTTGGCGGTGCACCAGTATGATCGTGGTGAAGAGTGGGCCGGATGGACGGATCAAACAAACGGACAAAACCTGCCTTTTTTGTCTCGAACTCAAGGCCGTTCATATCCCTTTAAAGTCACTTGGGATACTTCCGCTTCCGCAGCCGGTTCCAAATGGGTGTTTAAATATGATGGCGGGAACATGCTGGCTTCGTATGCTTACAGAATCTTTCAAGGGATGTCCTTTACTTACGATTGGAAACGCGGGCAGCTTCGTATTCAAGCCTCAATTGAGGCTTACGATCGACCAGAATGTCATTACGCAGTCTATCTTGATTATGGTAGCTGGCCAAAGGATGCCTCAGTCTCTGTAGATGAGTCTATTGTTGTGAGATGCGACCATTGGATAGATTTTGACCCTGACAATCCGCCATTTAGCGGAGATGCCGGCTCAATCACTGTGCCTGGAACAATGCAGCAAACACGAAAAGATATCAGCAAATTACCAACAGCAATGGTTATATCTCCTAAAAACGACGAAGCCACTCCAATTCCTTTACCCGAACATTTGAATGGATATCCTTATGATACTTATTATCCCCCAGGCTCTGGTTTTGGCAGCACTTCCGATATTGATACAACAGGCCCAGCAACATTCACGTTTCGCTGGGATAAACCAACAGCAGAATGCTTTATTAATCCTTACAACTTAATCCCACCAAGAATCCCTAATCCTGATTACCCTAACGATCCAACTCAAACGATTCCCAATCCAAATTACGTTGAATGCATCTATAAGCACTGGGATGAATACGACAACTAAATTAAATAGCCCGCAACCCACACCTCGTAAACCGCGGGCCAATCGTAAGACTTAACTGAAGAAGCGTGTCCAGAGCGATCCGGGCGCCCCCCTTGTTTGCTGATTACTGGTGGGCGAACATACCCGCCAACAATCCCGCTCTGGCCTTCGCCAGTGTTGTGAGATTGGATTATATCAGACCTGAAAATTTGTTCCATAGTTAACATAAAATATGAAGTATGTGATGTCACAA